GGATGCTCCAACATCATAAGTGGGAACCATAACATAATCGCCTTCAACATGCCGTTCTGGAATACGACCGTGATTAGGAATTGTATAAGCTACAAATTCCTTCTCAGTGCCCGGAGCCAAGAAGTCAAGCGGAAACTCAGACGTAGCACCCGGACCTAACTGAATAGCTTCAAAGATGCCACCAAGAATATCACCGCTCATGACACCCTTGCGAAGAGGAAGCTCTAATGCTTTTGCTAATTCACGAGTTGCAGCTAGAGATTCCTCCCGATTCATTGAGCCAGCTCTAGTGAGAAGCTCATTCATTTCTGGAGTAGGTTCAAAATATTTTCTTTGAGACATATTAAATTCTCCCCTATATATTTTTATTAAAATTAAACAATATTAATTGAAACTTTAGCATAGCCATCGGCATCTTTCTTAGAAAGCCAACGACCCACGGCAACGCTAGTACTGTTAGCCGTAGCCGAACACAATGTACCCGCATCAGTAAAGTGAGCTGCCTCACCCATAGTAATTGCTCCTGAAATTTGATCAGTTACAACAAAACCGATTCTCAACACTGTAACCTTGCCACCTTTTTGCATTTCGTCTTTTGCAAAATTAATATGCTGACGAGTAAGGTCAAGATCAACTACGTCATTCAAAAGCAGCCCAACGGGATATTCTGTATAAGCCGCAGCCACCTTAACAGCAGCGCTGGAATCATCCATTGCTGCTCCAGAACCTTGAGTGCTTGCGGTAACAATACCACCTCTCTCAGCAACCTCATCCATGAAAAAGCTAATATCAGTTACAACTTCATTTCTATCTGGTCTTAATGCCATGTTTACTCTCCCGATTTTGAGTTGGTATTTAAAATAACAGTTTGCACCCAGTCTTGAAGACCGGCACGAACTACTTCTATTCCATCGTCTGAGCCAACAGCGGCATCTGATGCAACGGACAGTGAAGAGGTCTTTTCGACCTCAACGGTTTCTAACACTTCAGTATCAACTGTATCTTCAACTGCCTCAACAGTCTCAGTAATTTCATTAGCTACTTCTTTTTCAATAAGCTCAGCAGAAGTATCATCTTTATCATCTACTTTCGTTTTTTGATCAGTAATATAAGTTGCTAACGTTTGAGCTAATACAGCAAACTGCTCATCGCTAAGATCTCCAAAAGTCTCTATTTTAGCCTCTACTTCTTCATCGCTAAAACCAGCATCAAAAAGTAAAGATTTACGAGTACGAATCTTGTCGGCGCCTTCCATCTCAGCAATCTGAGTTGCAAGCTTATCGTGGGCTTCAGTAACAGTTTCAAACTTAACAGTAATATCAGCAATGCTTGTCTTAGAATCTTCTAACTCTTTAGTTAAAGTTTCTATTTGTTCAGCGCGAACAGTAAGCTGCTCGGACTGTTCTTTAATGCTCTGCTCATACTTGTCAACGTTTGCTTCAGCAAGCTTATCAGTCAAAGTCTTATTCTCTGCTTGCACAGACTCAAGATTGGACTTCAGCTCTGCAATTTGATCATTTAAAATTTCATTAGACATATCATAACTCTCCTGTGTATTCAAAATGTTAGGGTTATCTACCTGTGATAGTACACCATCTTTAGTAAAAAGGCTACTTTTATCAGAAAAAGAAGCCTGATTGAAATCAAATTGTTTGTTTTTATCAAAAATAATACTTTCAGGATTGGCTGGTTTATCTACAAATCCTTTGCCACTAAAAGTAATATGACGTAACAAACGTCCAACTTGATGATTTTGATAATCTCCAGTCCCACCATAAGATCGTAAATGCTGAGTTAAAAAGGCTGTTTCATCATTTCTAACCAACACATGATTTTTTCCACTAGGATCAACTACAGCATAATCAAATCCACTAAATATACACTCCATAGAAACATATTTTTCTCCTGCCTCAATTTTCTCAATAAGGTCCAAAACACGATCCCGATATTCCGGGTCTTGCCATTGTCTGTATATAACAGAAGACACTAATATATGATAGTGATCAGGAAGGTCATTAGTGTCTGTGTTTTTGTCAATTAATTGAAAATCATTATCAACAGCCCAATTATCAATAATTCCACCAACGATTTGTTTTTCGTCATGTTCAAGATTAGTAGGCTTGTATTTAGGAGTATCTTTGGAAGCCCACACTTCGTCTTTATGAAAAACGTCATCGTTTTTATTCCATGAAGTACTGACTAAAATAGAGTACACATGGTAGATATCATCATCATCTTTAGCGGCTTTAACAAAAGCGGGTGGTTGTGTGGGTATGTTAGATTTAATAGAACAGGCAATATCCTCATCGCATTCTTTATGTAGAAGGATCGGCGCTTGATATGCAATAGATGCATTTGATTCAATAAGATGTTGGAGTCCCGCATCTTCTTCGGCTTTAAAAACTTGAATTTTATTACTCATAGATATACCCTATGGATTATTAACAAACACTAATACTCGACCGTTTTTTCTATATATACCCCTTCTGGTATAATAATAAATTTCACCAGTCATCGGGTCTTTATAGGCAAACTTACTTTCTGCCATATAATTTTCAGCATAGAAAGCAACCCGTATATTTCTAATTTCTTCAATACTTAATTTTCTATTCATATCATGTGCAGCGTTAGCAATCCATGACTCACATTGTTTTAATACACCAGTTGACAACTTTTTAGTTAATGCTTGCTGAATTGTAACGTGGTCTATCGATTGTAAATAATCACAATTATATAAAACAGCAAATTTAATCTGTTCTGCTTGATTGAATTCTGGTAATGTTAAACTTCTCATATTCTTTTTATTAAATTGTTTTAGTATCCCCGGATTGAGAATCTCTGATACTTTATCCTGTGCGCCCTTGGCCCATAATTCAATAGAAGCCTTATTTTTAGGCTTAAACTGTTTGGGCTTCCTTTTCTCTACATCCCTTGAGTTTTTGGGCCTTCCCGGTTCTCCATTGTTATTGTTGTCGTCGGGCGGCACTTCTGGGGCGGTTTCATTCGGGTCATCAGGCACAGACTCTTTTTGCTGCGGACGACGCATTTCTAATGCTGACTCATCACCATTCTTCTCTTTAAGCTCTACACCTACTTGACTAGGAGATGCAACGCCAGTCTGCAATGCTATTTTTTCTAGACTATGTTCTTTATCAACACTATGATACGGACTAACTTTTTCCATCTTTTTAGTATTTCTACTTTGCTTTTCAGACATAACTCGTCTTTGCTCAATATCTGGTTTAGCTTTAATATGTCTCTGAACAAACTCATCACTCACGATATTACGATCTGCCATAGCTAATAATAGATTAGTCATAGCAGCAGGATCGTCTAAATACATAAAATCAAATTCCACTTGTGCTGGAAATCGAAAACCCATTGCATTTTGAACTAATTTTAATTGATGATTCCAAAATTTCAATACTATATTACGCACATAGCTTAATCGCTCAGTTAAAGTTTTTAGAGAAATAAAATTGTTTGTTGTGCCCGTAGCTCCAAAGGTTCCGGTTAGAGTGGGAGGAATGCCCAAACAAGCATAAATGGCCATCAACGTAGGACGGTATTTCTCTTCTCCTAAGAATCGTTGTATATCTGAACTAGTTTCTAATAACTCAATATCTGGTCCCCATACTATATCGGTAGTACCACCACCAACATTAGCTCCCAAAATTGATTGTAATGTTGAAGCAGCAGCTGGAGTAGGTGCAAGCTTATGCTCTAAACTACCAAGCTTAAAAATACGAATTTTAGAAATAGCGCCATCAAGAGCTGTTTTATCTGCTAATTTAAGTCGTTCGTATAGAATGAGGTCATTGAAACAGGCATATGTCATAGGGTCGGCCCATTCTTGCCAATCGTCTTTTTTATAAAAATAAACAAAGGTCTTTTCGGGAGGTAGTAAGACGCTTTGATTACTTTCAGCCGCTTGCAGAATCTCAGGAGACAGCTGATTCAAAAGGTCACGCTCAAGAGGATTACTAGAATTACGAAACTTTCTAATTAAAGTTATTAGATTACGAGGTAGCTTAACCATATATTGACGTTGGTCAGCCAATACAGCTATAGGACCACCCACTAACTCAATGGTTAAAGGATCTAAAAAAGTATACTGCCAAGGCAGTTCGCCCTTAGAAAAATCAGAAATTTTAATATCAGCATTCATATCAGGAGAGGCAACTGAGCGCTGCATTTCTAATCGTTTTTGTTTATTGACTTTGGCAGTGCGCATTCTTATGGGTACGTTGGCCTCTCGAAACAAAAGATTACACAGTCTTTCAGAAGTTTCTTTTCCTTGAACACGAGAAAACCATTCATTATAAAACTTCTCAACCCGCTTATTCTGATGAACTAAACGTACACCTTGGCAAGCAAAATCACCCATAAGGTCGATAGCATTACGAATCAAACCTATTCTTCTATAAGCGGAACGAGCAAACGCTATGATATCCTTAGATTTTTCAGGAACTGCCTGCTCTGGTCGAAAATAATCATAATCGGAATTACGTAATCCGGGTTTGCCGCTTAAAGAATTAGTTAGATCGGAAAAATTCCTAGTTC